ACAATTAAAGTAGATAACATACAAAAAGTTTCGGATGGTTCTAACATTATAAAAAAATGTGGATCAACAATTACAATAGGTTCATGTGGTCAAACAGTTGCTATTGCTAGTGGTGCAACAACATCAGGCATGGGAAGAACTGGTACTGTTGATTGGCAAACAGGAAGTATTAAAACAGCTACATTTACAGCAGAAAGTGGTAAAGGATATTTCTGTAATACAGCTGGAGGAACTTTTGAGGTAGATTTGCCAGCAGGAAGTGCAGGTGCAATCGTTTCAATACAAGATTATAATAATACATTTGATTCAAATAAATTAACAGTTGATCCAAATGGATCAGAAAAAATTAATGGTGGTACAGCTGGAGATACAATAGATTTGGATACAGAGGGTCAAGGTGTTACATTTGTATATATAGATGCAACAGTTGGTTGGAGATCAGTACAAGATAATCAATTTGCTACAGCAGGTGCAAGTTTTATTTCTGCTACTGGTGGTAATAGTGTTTGCACAGTTGATACAAATTTTAAAGTCCATACTTTTACTAGTCCAGGAAATTTTGTAGTTGCATCAGGAGGTGGTCCAACTGCAATCGTAGATTATTTGGTAGTTGCTGGTGGTGGAGGATCAGTCAGAGATAGAGGTGGTGGAGGAGGAGGTGGAGGTTATAGAGAAGCAAAAACTGGTAACAATGGTTCATATACTGCTTCCCCTATTGCAAATCCAACAGGACTTCAAATTACTGGTCCAGTTACAATTCCAATCGTAGTTGGTTCAGGGGGTGCAGCTAATAATTCTCCACCACTTACTACTGCTAGTCCAGGATCAGTTTCAACTTTTTCAACAATCACTTCAGCAGGTGGTGGTTCAGGAAATAGATGTGGTCCACAAAATGGTGCGGCTGGAGGTTCTGGTGGTGGCGGAGGTTATGGAAGCAGTACAAATGGAAATGGAGGTGCAGGAAACACACCCCCAGTAAGTCCACCACAAGGCAATCCTGGAGGTAATGCTTCTTATCCTAAAACAGGAGGTGGAGGAGGTGCTACTGGTGCAGGAGGTTCAGCACCAAAAGTTGGAGGTCCAGGTGGAACGAGTTCAATTACAGGTTCGCCAGTTGGAAGAGCTGGTGGTGGTGGAGGAATAGCAAGTGGTTCAGGAGCTGATGGCGGAGGTAATGGAAGTGCAGATTGCAGTCCTACTACAGCAGGAGTTTCAGGAACAGCTAACACTGGCGGAGGTGCTGGTGGTGGTGGTTCTAATGTCAATGCTGGTGCAGGAGGTTCTGGTATAGTAGTAATAAGGTATAAATTTCAGTAGTTGAATAAAAATTAAAGATATGATAAGGAGAAAATAATTATGGCACATTTTGCAAAAATAGGAATGAATGGTAAAGTTATCCAAGTGACTACTATGGATAATGAGGTAATGAAAGATAGTGATGGTAATGAAATAGAAGCTAATGGACAACAATGGTTAGAACAACACAATAATTGGCCAGCTCAAATGTGGATTCAAACATCTTACAATACACAAGGTAATACTCATTCATCAGGCGACAATACAAAAGCATTTAGAGGAAACTATGCAGGTATAGGTTATATTTGGGACGAAGAAAATAATATCTTCTGGCCTAAAAAACCTTATGTTTCATGGGTAAAAGATTTATCAACTGCTACTTGGAAATCACCAATAGGAGATGCACCTGATTTAACTGCAACTAAAACTTCACAAAATGAAGCTGGAACTCATGAATGGGTTTATAGTTGGAATGAAGAAACAACAGCTTGGGATTTGACAGATAGTTTAGCATAATATAGAAAGTTAATGTATGGTGGACATTAAGAAAAATTTATTATCACAAATAGATTTATATTCAGGAAAAATTTCAATGCCAAAAGGTTTTGAGATTAATAAAGAAACTTTACAAACAGATATAATTAAACATCAAATACAAGATTGTGAATTTCCATTTTCTAGAGAATTGGATAAACTAAATACATATTTAAGAGAACATATAGCAGTAGAGTATGGTTTTACTTTAATTAATAAACTTACTACTGGATACATGTTTAAACCAAATGAAACATCTTATCCTGAAAAAGATATTAATGAAGTAGATTTAAGAAACTCTCCTGACTATACAATGTTGTATGGAGTAAGTTTAAATAATTGTTCAGTAAGAATATATTACGATAGCAACAGAAGAAAAGGTAGAAGTTGGGATATAAAATTAAATAATAATGATTTTATAATTTTTCCTAGCACACAACAATATTTTATAACCAATAATCAGAAAGATAATTTAAACTTAATTTTAAAAATTACTTATGAATATATCTAATTATTATTGGTATTTTAAATCAGCATTAACACCTAAATTTTGTGATGATGTAATAGCTTATGCTAACTCACAAAAAGAAGTAATGGCTAGAACAGGTGGTTATGGAGATAAAAAACTAAATAAAGATCAAGTTTTAGATTTAAAGAAAAAAAGAAACTCTGATTTAGTTTGGTTAAATGATCTTTGGATATACAAAGAACTACACCCATTTGTTCGTGAAGCAAATCATAAAGCTGGTTGGGATTATCAATGGGAAAGAAGTGAATCTTGTCAATTTACAAAATATAAATTAAATCAATATTATGATTGGCATTGTGATGGTTGGGATAAACCTTATGATAAACCAAATACACCAGATCATAATAAGATAAGAAAATTATCAATGACTTGCCAATTAACAGATGGATCAGAATATCAAGGTGGAGAATTAGAATTTGATTTTAGAAACTATGATCCTCACATGAGAGATGAATCAAAACATAAAATACAATGCAAAGAAATATTACCAAAAGGTTCTATTATTGTATTTCCTAGTTTTGTGTGGCATAGAGTAAAACCAGTAACATCAGGAACTAGATATAGTCTTGTTGTTTGGCATTTAGGAAACAAATTTATTTAGTATGTTTATTAATAATTATTTTAATACAACTATATGGTCAGAACAAAAACCAGAGTTTGTTAAGTCATTAACAAAAGCTAGTAATAAATATATTAAGGAAGCTAAAAGTTTTCCTGAAGCTAAAAAACATATAAAACAATTTGGAGATTTTGGTAGAAGTTATCATTCAACACCATTAACAAAAGATAATGATTTTTTAGATTTTAGAAATTATATTGGTCAAAAATCTTGGGAGTATTTAGACCATCAAGGTTTTGATATGTCACAATATTCAACTATGTTTAGTGAAATGTGGGTACAAGAGTTTGCTAAAAAAGGTGGTGGACATCATTCAGCCCATGTTCATTGGAATCAGCATGTATCAGGTTTTTATTTTTTAAAGTGTAGTGATAAAACTTCTATACCAGTATTTCATGAACCAAGAACTGGTGCAAGAGCAACAAAATTAAAAATGAAAGATCAAAAAGGTGTATGGGGTGGATCAGAATTAATACATTTTAAACCTACTCCTGGAACTTTAATTATATTCCCAGGTTTTTTAGAACATGAATTTAGTGTAGATTTTGGTATAGAACCATTTAGATTTATACATTGGAATATTCAAGCAGTACCAAAAGAAATGGCAATAGATGTCATTTAAAAAAAATAAATATACAATAATAAGAAAAGTTATTGATAAAGATTTAGCATTATTTTTATATAATTATTTTATTATGAAAAGACAAGTTTATGATACTTGTTTATCAGAAAGATATTTTAGTCCTTTTGAAACAGCTTTTGGTAATTATGAAAAAGATAATGGACAAATACCAAATACTTATAGTCATTATTCAGATATTGCTATGGAAACTTTAATGTTAAAGTGTCAACCAGTAATGGAAAAAGCAACAGAATTAAAATTATATCCAGCTTATACTTATGCTAGAATATATAAGAAAGGCGATATATTAAAAAGACATAGAGATAGATTTAGTTGTGAAATATCTACTACTATGAATCTTGGTGGAGATAAATGGTCAATATATTTAGAACCATCAGGAGAGTTAGGTAAAAAAGGAATTAAAGTAGATTTATCTCCAGGAGATATGCTAGTTTATAGAGGTTGTGAACTAGAACATTGGAGAGAAAAATTCAAAGGTAAGATTTCAGCACAAGTATTTTTGCATTATAATAATACTAAAACAAAATTTGCTAGAGATAATATGTTTGATAGAAGAAAGCATTTAGGACTTCCAAACTGGTTTAAAAAGTAATCAGTTTTGAAAGAGGAGGGTCAGATACTCCACCACAGAAATCTGGCTCTCCTTTAAATATTATGAAAAAAGAAGAAATAAAAATTTTAGTTTGTATTCCTAGTTTTGATACCAAAATACATTTAGAAACTATTTCATCTATAATTTCAGTTAGAGATATTTTACTTAACAGTGGTATTTTTGTAAGTATAATGTGGGTAAGAGATAGCTTGGTAACAAGAGGAAGAAACAAATTAGTAACTGAATTTTTAAAATCAGATAATACTCATTTATTTTTTATAGATGCAGATATAAGTTTTAAACCTGATGATTTTATAAGAGTGTTATTATTTAACAAACCAATAACATGTGCACCTTATCCAATTAAAAAGGAAACTCCCATTGAAAAGGGAGATGCTAGTATGGGTTGGTGTTTAAACTTTCCTGTTGGCAAATATAATTTTGCTGATAATGAAAAAGGTTTTAAAAAATGTGATTATGCTGGTACTGGCTTCATGTGTATCAAAAGAGAAGTATTTGATAAGATAAAAGAAAAGTATCCTAGTATAGAATACAAGTCAGATGTTATTGCTAAAATAAACGAAAAGATGACAAGTCATAAAGGCGATACTGAATATGCTTTTTTTGATTGTGGAATACAAGGACAAGGTATTTTAGAGGATAAAGATAATACAAAAAGATATTTAAGCGAGGATTATTACTTCTGTGCCTTATGGCAACAATGTGGTGGAGAAATATGGGCTGATATATCTAGCGAATTAAAACATATTGGTATTAAGGTTTATGAAAGACCACCTATGTTAAAAAGAAAAAATGATTGATAAAGATAAAATAATCATTGAAAAGAATAATGAGATAGAAAGATTAAATAATTTAGTAAAATTTATTCAATCAAAATTGAATGAAGCAATAAAAGGCAATATTACAACTGATCCGATAGTTAATAAGGTAATAGCTAAACACATTGATAGACACAATCAAGGAATGGCTAACTTTGGCAAAACTATGGCAGATAATAATAGACCCTTTGAAGAATGGGTAAAGGAAGCACAACAAGAATCAATGGATCAAATCCTTTATTTAGAAAAAACACTTAAATAACAATTAGAACCATAAAAATATACCTGTTTAATCGTTCATAGCGAGGTTTTAAGCATGATTAAAGCATAAATAAGGTATATATACCCAAGGATAATATATGGCAAAAAAATTCAAGTCTTTTGAGGATAGAGATAAACCTAAAAAGAGAAAAGGTGTCCACAGCAAAAGAGTTAATAAAAGAAAATCAAAACAAAAAGAGAAATATAGAGGTCAAGGTAGATAATGACTAAAAAAATTAAAATAAGTAGTTCGTCTTCTAATGCACACCAAAGGATTGACGACCATGAAAAACTATGCAGAATAATGCAGAATGAAACTAATAAGAAAATACATAGTTTAAAACTGCAAATGTGTAGATTAGAAAAAGTTGTACTTGGTATGATCGGTATGGTTGTGTTAGGTATGGGAACGATAATTATTGAATTATTTGGGAGGATTTAATTATGCAATTAAGCAAACATTTTACTTTAAAAGAGATGACCGCTTCAATGGTAGCTCAAC